TTTACAACAGGTATAGTTAATGTAGCTGACGTTGTTGGAGTTACAGGTAATAGAGTTAATTTAGAAACTGGAGATGTAACTATTGCAGCAAAAGCAAATGTAGTACCTACAGGATCACAAACAAACTTTACAACAGGTTCTGTTACATTTAAATTTATATATTCTGTTACAGGAAGTGGTGTTGATTTATCTACAGGAACTGTTTCAACAACTGCAGGTGCAAATATATCGCCTACTGGATCAAGAGTTAATACAGATACAGGAGATGTTACAGTTGTTGCAGATGCAAATATTTCTGTTACAGGAAACAAAGTTGATATTACAGTTGGTAATGTAACTACCAAAGCAAATGCTACAGTAACCGTTACAACCAATAGACAAAATTTATCGACAGGAACAGTTACAATTGTAGCAAAAGCAACAGTACTTCCAACAGGTAATGAATTAGATATTGGTACATCAACAGTTAATATTAGACAATGGAATGGTATTGTACCAGGTGCAAGTCAAACTTGGGTACCAATCCAAACAAGTAGAGGATCATAATGTTATTTGGAGCAACACCTTTTGCAAACTCACCTTTTGCCGATCCGGGTGGAGTTAGTATATTTGTAACTGTAAGTGGACAAAGATTAAACTTTGCTATAGGTAATGTTCAAATTATAGGTAAATCAGTTGTTTTACCTACAGGACAAAGAGTTGATTTAGCAACTGGTGATGTAGTTATTAAAATAGGTCAAACAGTTCTTGTTACAGGAGAAGAATTAGCACTTGCAACAGACACGGTAGATGTGATATCATGGAACCCAATAATTCCAGGAGCAACTGGTGTTTGGATTCCAATAGATCCAGATAACCCATAGGAGAATAAATGGCATCAAGTACGTCAAATGATTTAAAACTAGAACTCATTACTACCGGTGAAAAATCAGGTACATGGGGAACTATTACTAATACAAACTTACAAATTTTAGAACAAGCATCATCAGGATATTTATCCTTAGCGGTAGGATCAGCTGATGTAGCATTGTCATTAGCTAATTATGCAACATCAAATGGTAAAAATTTATACTATAAGTTAACGGGTACTCTAACTGCAAATAGAACGGTTACTATGCCAGATAGTGCTGAAAGAGTTTTTATAGTTGAAGATGCAACAGATAGATCTTCTTCTCTATATACTTTAACAGTTAAAACTGTTTCAGGAACAGGACTTACTTTACCAGTTGGATCAACTACAGTTTTATATTCTGATGGAACTAATATTACAGGTAAATTACAGACTAAAGGATACATTACACCGGGAGCAACATATACAACGGTTAATGGTGATCAAGTTTTAGTGGACACATCAGGAGGTGGTATCGGTGCACCTGTTACAATTAATTTACCCGTATCTCCTGCAATAGGTGATGAAGTTCATTTTATAGATTCAGGTAATAACCTTGCATCAAACAATTTAACAATCGGTAGAAATAGTTCTAATATTTTAGGCTCTGCTTCTGATTTAGTAGTATCTACAAACACAGCAGCATTTACTTTAGTTTATGTTAATGCAACAAGAGGCTGGGTATATAAAGATAACATATAGGAGCACGGACCATGGCTCTAATTGATTTTAAAGTCTTACCAGGAATAGACAAACAAGATACCACATCTGGTGCAGAAAATAGATGGGTTGATTGTGATAACACAAGATTTAGATATGGACTACCAGAAAAAGTTGGTGGTTGGTCATCATTAATTACAGATACAATAGTAGGTGTTGCAAGACGTCAATTTGCTTTTGTAGATATATCTGGAAATAGATACATTGCAATTGGAACAGATAAATTTTTGCTTATATATTTTGAAGGTCAACTCTATGATATTACACCATTAAAAACTACTTTAACATCTTGTACTATTGCAACTACATCTGGTTCAGCTGTTTGTTCTATTACAAAAACTTCTCATGGTTTAAATGCTGGTGATATTGTATTATTAGATAATGTAACTTTACCGGGAGGTACAGGTTATGTTGATTCAGATTTTGAAGATAAATTATTTCAAGTAACAAGTATTACAAGTTCAAGTGTATTTACAATTACACAAAGTTCTAATGCTACAGCAACGGTTGCAACGGGAGGTAGTCTAGAAGTTAAACCTTATGAGACAGTTGGACCTGCAGAACAATCTTATGGTTATGGTTGGGGTATTGACACCTGGGGCAGTGGTAATTGGGGAGAAGCCGCTTCTGCATCTGACGTGAGTCTGGAACCAGGCCTCTGGAGTTTAAGTAACTTTGGTCAAGTATTAGTTGCAACCATTGCAAATGGAAAAACTTTTACATGGAATGCGGGGGACGCTTCAAGATTAACAACAAGAGCATCAACAACTACATCAGGGTTCGAGACAACAAACAACCCAACAGCAACTAGAGTATCTTTAGTATCACCTACAACACGTCACCTAATTCATTTAGGAACTGAGACAACGATTGGAAATACAGCAACTCAAGATGACATGTTTATAAGATTTTCTGATCAAGAAGATATTAATGATTATGTTCCTACTGCAATTAACTCAGCTGGATCACAAAGATTACAGGATGGTACAAAAATTATAGGTTCACTAAAAGCAAAAGAAGCAATTCTTGTTTGGACAGATAATGCATTGTACACAATGAAATTTATTGGAGCACCTTTTACATTTGGATTTGAGCAAGTTGGTACTAACTGTGGATTGATAGGTAAAAATGCAGCTGTTGAAATTGATGGTGTTGCGTTTTGGATGTCTAATAATGGTTTCTTTATGTTTGATGGTACAGTTAAATCTTTACCTTGTTCTGTTGAAGATTATGTCTATGATCAAGCAGATACTACAAAAGGTCAACAAATTTATGCTGGATTAAATAATCAATTTACAGAAGTAACTTGGTATTATCCCTCAACTAGTTCTGATTATAATGATCAATATGTAGTATTAAACTATGGAGAAAAAGTAGAAGGTGGTGTTTGGTATATAGGAACAGAATCTAGAACATCTTGGATTGATGCTAGTGTATATCCTAAACCTTCAGCTACTAAATTTAATGACTCAGCTACCGGTACTTTCCCAGTTATTATTGGTGAAGACGGTCTAGGTCAAACTACTTTATTTGAACATGAGGTAGGAACTGATCAAGTAAATCCTGATGGTAGTACTACAACGGTTACCTCATTTGTAAAATCTTACGACTTTGATTTACAGAGTCAAGGCACATCAGGTGATATATTTTTAGCTATGAGAAGATTTATACCTGATTTTAAAGACTTACAAGGTAATGCAAAAGTAACTTTAGCAGTTAAACGTTATCCTCAACAATCAGATACAACTACTTCTTTGAGTCCCTTTACAATCAACGCAAATACTGATAAAAAGGATACAAGAGCCAGAGGCCGGTTTGTTAATATCAAGATAGAAAATACTGATGTTAGTGAGTCTTGGCGCTTTGGTACATTACGTATAGATATACAACCAGATGGACGTAGATAATGGCAACTTTATTTGATTTAGCACAACAATATTTAAACAGAGCTTTACCTGAAACTTTTAGGTATGATAGAACTAATCAACCTACAATAGGACCTATTATAAGACCACAACCAATACCCGGACCTGTAGCAAAAATATTACCTGTACAAGGTGGCAATGAAGAAGGATTTAGTGTTTATAATCCTGATCCTAATAGAACAAAAACTAAAGATAATTACAGTCCTTATGCTGCAAGGCAATATTATGCTAGACCTGATAGTGATGTAGGTATTCCTTCAGGTATATTATCAAACTCTGAATTTTTATATGGTAAAAAATCACCATTAGATTCTTTAACATCTATGATGCCGGGTAAAAAAATTTTAGAAGGAATAGGTTCTTTATTACCTACGAGTGATAGAGGTATATTAGAAAACGAATTAACAGGTAAAGGTTTTGCCATAGATGATGTTGGAAGATTTGTTGCAGCTACTCCAGGTACAATAAATACGGCAGAAAATATTATGGCAGGTTATAGTGCTTACCGTACTGATGCAGATACTTTTCAAAAAAGAAGAGATCTGATTAATGCTAAAATGAGCGATACAAATATTAATCCTAAAACTGGAAAAACATATAAAGAAGAAAAACTGGCAGCACTTGATGAAGCAGAAAGAAGATTTTTTGCAGCAAAAGATTTAACAACAGGTATTTCAGATCAAAAGAAAAAAGCTAAAGATCCAACTTACAAATCAACTCAAGAATTAATTGATATAGGTATTCAAGCAGCAGATGATGATAGTGAAGATGATATGTATGATGGTGGCAATATTTTAGATACAATAACACCAACAGGACCAACTTATGGACCTTATTCACCAACAGGACCAATAGTAACAGGACCAACTTACGGACCATATAGTGGTGGCGGTGGTGGTATTACGTATGGTCAAACTACACCTAAAACAATAACATCAGGTAGTGTATTAGCAGATAAAAATATAAATAAAATTGATGATTACATAGATATAGGCGGTGGAGGTCGTGATAGAGACGATGGACCAAGTACAACACCTGATTATAGTAATGTAACAACCGCAAAAGGACCTCCAAGTCAAATTTCTAAACCTTCATATGGAACAGGTAGTGGTGGTTTAGGTGATTATCAAATACAACCTTCTAAACCTGAAACTAAAAAAGATTATGGACCTTACAGCGGCGGCGGAGGCGGCGGAGGCGGCGGCGGAGGCGGCGGCGGTGGCAAGATCGTTTGTACTATGATGAATGAAACATATGGCTTTGGATCTTTTAGAAATAAAATTTGGTTAAAACATTCAAAAGGTTTAGCACCTGAATATCAAAAAGGTTATCACAAATTATTCTTACCATTAGTTAAAATTGCTAAAACAAATAAAGTAGTTAGAAAAATATTAGAACACATTGCAGTTCATAGAACTATAGACATACGTCAGGAATCAAGAGGCAAGGTACATTTGCTAGGTAGAATGTATAGAAAAATACTAGAACCGCTTTGTTATTTTGTAGGAAAACATGGCTAAAATAGTAATAAGAATACCTGAACCAAAAGAACAGTACGATGTTTCTAACCAGAAACAAATTAATAGAGCAATTAGTTTGATAACAGAACAATTGAATTCAACTTTTTTAGATGAATTAAAACAAGAGACTGAAAGATACACTTGGTTTAAATCTTCGGGGAGTAGTAATTAATGGCTAACATATATAAAAATGCACAGTTTGATTTAACAACTACTGCTGCTACCGATATTTATACGGTACCATCTAACTCAAGAGCCATTGTTCAAAATATACATATGGCAAATATAGGAGCGGGAAACGTAGTTGTACATGCACATATTTATGATAATTCAGCAACCACACAATATACGTTTGCAAAACATACAATTGCAGCAAGTAATTCGCAATCAGTATCTGATGGATCGGTTGTGCTAGAAGAAAATGATATATTGCGAGTTCAAGCAGATAGTGCTAATGATATAGAAGGAACTTGTGCTATACTAGAAATTAACAGGGATTAGGAGGATAAATGGCGTTTAAAGAAGAAGGCGAAGTAAACTACACAATAATAAATGGTAAAAAAGTACCAGTTGTTAAATGTGAAACTGAAGTAGTATTGAGAAATACACAAACTAATTACGAGTACAATTCAGATAAAGAAGCAGAAGATGATATTGCTAATCCTGAAACAGCTACTCAACAAGAACATGTAACAAGATCATTAAAAATTAAAGTAGCAGCAATGCCACCATTAGGAGCAGCGTCAGAGTAATGCCAATTTCAAGAGGACAAATGCCGAGACAAATGTATGGACTAGGAAGTCTAGTAAAGTCTATTGGTAAGACTGTCAAAAAAATAGTTAAATCACCTATTGGTAAAGCAGCTATATTAGGTTTTGGTGCTAATGCATTGATGCCTGGAGGACTAAGTTCTTTATTTGGTAGTGGTGGTGGATTAACAGGTATTTTAAGTAAGGGTAAAGATTTTATAGGTGGATTATCTACTGCAAAAAAAATAACAGGAGCTTTAGCTTTAGGTGGTGCATTTGCAGGTATGGAAGATCAACAAGTAGAAGAGTTAAAAAGAAACCCTGAAGCTTTAAGAAGTTATCTTGCACAATATTATAGAAACTTAAATCAAGGTGCTAGTGATCAAGAAGTAAATAGATTTGTAGAAGCTAACATGACTGAGTACAAAGCTAATGGTGGTAGAATAGGTTATGATGATGGAACAGATCCTAAAAAAGAATATTTAATTAAAAAAGGATATGGAGACATGGTAGAAAATATGTCTGTAATAGAAATAGATGAATTATTTAATAGTGTAAAAGGAACCACTACTGCAGCAAACACATATAGAGAACCCGCATACATGGGTGGTAGAATGGGTTATGAAAATGGAACAAAAGAAATAGTTCAACCCTCTGCTTCTATGATGGTAGATACAACTACTTCTAATCCAATACCAGATGATGCTCCTCAAAAAGAAATATCAGAAGTAGCAAAAATCATGCTTGGTCCAGGTAGATCTGGAATTGGAGAACCTGAAGATGGTACAATGAAAGGTTATCAATTTTTTAGAGAAAAATATCTACCTAAAAAAGTAACAGAGATAGCAGAAAATTATGGTATTGAAGAAAATGAAGTTTTAAGAATGATTAGAGATGAAATGATGCAGTATATAGATGCACCTAAATCACTTGAAAAACCTGAAATGGCTAATGGTGGTAGAATGGGTTTTGCAATGGGTAATCCAGAAGAAAACGCGGTTCAGGCTTCAGGCATCATGAACCTACCTTTAAACCAAAATCCTGCTGGAATTACTGAGCTAGATTTACGAGAAACAGGTGGATTTATTCCTCCAGTTGGTGTAAAAGAAAAGGCAGATGACATTCCTGCAATGTTATCAAACAACGAATTTGTATTTACAGCGGATGCTGTAAGAGGAATGGGTGACGGTAATGTCAACAAAGGTGCACAACGTATGTACGACATGATGAAAAAATTAGAAAAAGGCGGGAGAGTATAATGGCAGTTTCAGAAACAAGAGTATTACCACCGGAGTTTATAGAAGCA